TTTCTGCGATTTTTTCCATTTCACATGAAATATTATTGATTTTTAAAAGTGCTTTTACAAATTCACCTAAAAATATTTCCTTTTCTTCTCCTAGTCGTTGAATTACTAATTTACATTTTTCTACATTATCAGCATCACACCATTCACTTATATAATTTATTAAATCATAATGAATAGTATAATCCGTCCCAGTGTTAATTCCATAGTCAAGTTCCTTTTGCTGACATTCTAAATACATATCTGCTATTTTTACTGCTATTTCATCAACCATTGTATCGTTTGATTTTGGGAAATGTTCTTTAAAATCATCTTGAACCGTAACATTTGTGAAACAACTAAATAATGTAACTAATTGTCTAGATGATAAAGTGTCAATTATTTTGTTCTCTATCAATTGTGAAAATGGTAAGCATGGTATTTCCCTTATTTGGGACGCCATTTTGCCTGTAATGCTTAGTTTTAATGAAGTATCATCTGAAAAGTCACCTTCAATATATTGTTCTTTTTGAAGAATGTTTAACACGGTTTGAACACCACTATGAATATAGTTGCTTACATTATCATTTTGTGTTTGTAGTTCATATATTTCTTTTTCTTTTACTGCTATTTTTTGATATGTATTGACATCTTGTTCAATAAATTTATAATTGTCATTTATTTGCTGTATTTTTCTATCTATTTCCTTACGTTTTTTATTTACTGATGTCGCCTTATTTTTTTGGAGTTCCATATATTCTTGAATAGTCTCTATAGGTGTTCTTAAATTAGATGAACATACTTTTATCTTATCTAGTTCAGAATTCAAAAGTGCCATTTTGGAAGATATTTCTTTTATTTCATTATCTAAATCACCTGTCACCATACTCTTTTTTGCGAATTCAGTTATATTTGTATCACCAATGTCAATCAAGTTTAGAAGCAAATTGTATGAAATCTTAAATTTGGATGTAAGGGTTTGCGGTTTCCCATTCATCATTTGTTTGTAATTTACTGAATCTATATTTCGGAAAAGATTATTAAGATGAATTACATGTCCTACCGTGTCGAGTCCGAGGCGTCCTGCTCTACCTGCGGCCTGCGTATATTGATGGGCATGTAATATACCAAATGTATTGCCATGACATTTGTTAATGTCTGTAAATATACAGCTTTTAACTGGTAAATTGAGACCTATAGCTACAGACTCAGTGGCAAAAAGTAGCTTGATAAAGCCTCTCGCAAAAAATATTTCAACTACTTCTCTTAGTATAGGAAGCATTTTTGAATGATGAGTGCCAATTCCATTTTCCAAAAGAGCTACCAAAGTTAAATATTCAGGTAAATGTAAATATTCTTCGAAATTTGGTAACTTACTACGTAATATTTGTTCGCATTCTCTCTTTGCGATATAAGGAACCTTTGAATCAAATTCTAATAAATTAGCGGTGACTTCTTTAGCACAAATTTCCAGTTGTTTTATAGAAAATACGTAACAAATCGCAGGGGTCATTTCATTCTCTGTTAAATGTGTCATTACCTGGTTCAACACATTTGCTCTTTTAACGCGAATATCCTTTGATTCAAATAATTTCAACATTTTATTCATTTTAAAGTAGTGGTCATCATTAAATTTGCCTTTTGAATCTTGTATCACAAAAGGTTTATTTATCATACTTTTAATTTCTTCATGAACCGTTTTATCCTTTATAGCCTTAAAAATTCCCTGAGTTACTGTTATAAATGAATAGTGTATCAAAGGAACTGCTCTGTCTTTTTTTGATGTAAGATAAACTATTTTTTCACTACTAGCGGAACCTCTATTCTCAAGCCAATTTGCGAATCGCTCTGGATTGTCAAGAGTTGCGGATAAACCTATCATTTGAATATGTCTTGGTAGCATCATAATTGAATTTTCCCAAACTGTTCCTCTGCTCTCATCATTTATCATATGTATTTCATCAAAGACTACACATGATAATTCTGTCTCAATATCCATCTCAAACGATACAGAAGAATTAATTTGATTTTTACTTTTAATTTGGTAAAGCTTATTTAATAGAATTTCTGTTGTCATCACTAATACGTCAGCATTTGGGTTACAACGAATGTCTCCCGTCACTATTCCTATACTTATATGCGGATATTTTTGCGTAAAATCATTAAACTTCTGATTGCTTAAGCTCTTGATAGGCGAACAATAAATTACTTTCTTGCCTTTAGAATGGAAAAAATCTAACGCAAACTCAGCAGGTAATGACTTACCGCTGCCTGTTGGACAACAACACAATACATGTTGTCCTTCAACAATGCCTTCAATTGCCCATTTTTGAAATACATGCAGAGGATAATTGAATTTGTCAAATTGCTCTTTATATTTGGCTTCATTTTCATTAGGATAATTCGTTATAGAGCAAACTTTTACCATTGTATCTTGTATTATGTTAATTATGAAATTTTATTTATATTGTTTTAATAATATAGATGATAAATCATATAAGAAATATAAAAGCATTCTAAAAAAATTGAAATGATAAATGGTGGTAAAGTTAAATCAAACTATAACATTATACATCAATTAATGGCTAGAATGTCAGTCTGTTTTCTACCAAATTTTAATAGCTCTTGTGTTAAAGAGAAAGGGACATTTAGGTATATAGAACCTATAACTGTATCTTGTAATATAAGTGACAAATCATTACACGATATTGTTATGAATTTGTTATTTAAATGCTATAAGTTAAATACATATGGTTACAATAAAATATCTCATGAATACTGGGGTAAAAAAATTACAAAAGGTGTTTGTTTGTTTCATTTTACTATGAAAATTGTTTCAAATGGCGATGGCCAGTCATGTATATCAATAGTTCCCGTTGTAGGTTATGATAGTGAAATACATAAATTATACATAAATATAGTGAATTATATTCAGATTTTTGAAACAACCCTATTCTGTAAAAATTTTATGAAAAATAAGTAAATAATATTTGTAATTCATATAATAAAAAATTGAATCCCTTTTTATTTTATTTTTTAATTGTAAAATACTTTACAAATATGCCGAAATACGTTATTTTACCAAATGTTGAAGATATTGAGCTCTTCTTATCAGCAGGGGTGGATAAATCAAAAAACGATGAAAACAATAAAATACGTGAACGTATTATCAGTTGTATGTTTGAGGTTGAGGTAGATGAAGAATACATAATTGACCCAATGTATGGTGATAATTGGCGTGATATAAAGGACAAGTTTATAGCAACTGTATCGACACTTTGCGATAAACCTTTTGAAAAAATGGTAATAAAACATATGGGAGGCATGACGAATAATCATGACTTCACACTCTCTTTTATAGACAAAAATAAACAAATTATCCAAACTGAAAAAATAGAGTTCAAACATAACAATGCGAATGTTGTTGACCTAGTTCAATTTCTTGAGCTCTATGATAAAGATTGTAAAAACAAGTTTGAGGTTTGCGATGTGTCATACGCCGAATATTATTATGATAACTATATCGACCAATATTTAGAAACAGATGATGAGCTTGGTATTATTCCAAAGCCAGAAAAAGACGAATATTTGAAAAATGTGTATGATATTAAATATAAACATCCATTCTTTAAACTGTTACACGAGAGAAAAAAGACAAACACAAAGGAAAAAAAGGATGTCGCAAACGAATCCGTAAAAACATACATAACCAAATACAACACGACATTCAATTTTGAAAAAATAACACAAAAAATTATTGACTCACAAAAAGACAAAGTGTTTCTATTATGGGACTGTAAAAATTTTCACATACAAAAACTGAATGTGGAGGCCCTTCAAATAAAAAAAATTACAAAAATTAGTGATTTATATTTTAATGTCGAAGTTGAGAATTTTGAATACGACATTCAGGTAAGACTTAATTGGGGTAATTCAAATGGTCTATGTAACCCAAGATGGAAATTTTCCTTTATACATAAATAGGAAATATCGTCTCTAGTTCAGTCTTTGACAAACCATTATTCCCAAGAAATAATTTAATAAACTGTTGAGTTTTAGGGTTATTAAAGCTGGTTATTATTTTGCTGTAAACGTCTAGTAATTCTTCATGAGTTATTTTTTTTGGCGAATATATTTCATTTAAATGATTTTCTATCAAATATGGACATTGTGTTATCAAAGCATAATTGAGCTTATACGCACTATTTCCATTTCCTCTATTTACTACTAATAAAGGTTCAGTTTTACCTTCTTTTTTTATATATTGACCCTTTGTATCGTTTTTAAATTTTTTAATTTCAAGTTTATTATCCTTAGAAATATTTGTGTTATAAATCAATAAGGTCGCATCACTGTCATCCGTTAATTCAACTTTGTGTTCATTCCATACAATATTACCTGTTCGCACCTTTAGTCCCATTTTGTCAATTGTGGTGGCCCCTTCAAAAAGTTGTCGCAACATTGTGGAATCATTTGTGAATATAAAAGTGTCATTTATTTTTACTGAAAATTTACACTCAATCGGCTCAATAGAGACAACATGTTTCTGAATGATTAATCCAATCGTTGATTGGTCAGTGTCTATAAATTTATTATACTCTTCAAAATCGATAATTTCTAAAATATTACATGTTTGTTTAATATAGTTTCTTACAGGCGCATAATACGCGGAATTTAGAAAGCTTTTTGGAATAATAAAAGCTAATATGCCTCCACTATTGAGAAAAGATAATGAGTGAAGAATAAAGAACCCAAAAACATTTGGTCTGCCTACACAATATTCTTTATATTCTTGAGGGATATCCTCTTTTTTACACACGAAATATGGTGGGTTTCCAACAATTAAATCATACTTGGTGGTTGTATTATATTTAATAAAATTAGCAAATTCTAGTCTAACAGTATTGTTATTATTATTAAACTGAAGTCCTTTTATTTTATCATAAATTATTTGGTTAAATTCAATTCCATGTATTTGAACATTTTTAAAATAATTATCGCAATATTTTATAATTTCACATGTTCCACAAGATGGTTCTAATATTTTCTTAATTGATATGTTATTATTACTAACATATGTATTTACACTATCTATCAATTTTTGTATAATAATGTAAGGAGTAATAAATATACCATAGTCTTTCTTTTCTTGTTTTGTTAGAATTTTTGTAACTTCAATTGTAATGTCACTAAATTGTTCGTTTGATGTTGTCATTGTTATATTGTTTTATGAAATAATATTTAAACCAATATATAGTTCAATTTTATATTATTCTTTAAATTAAAACAATATAATATATCCCCAAAGTAACTTAAAGACCGAAGGGTCGGGAAGGAATATTTTTTTCCCAAAAGTATTTTAGGTTTTGAATTTTGGACATTTATAAATGTCCATTTTTCAAAAGTGCTTACATTTTGGGGGTAAAAGGGAAGCCGCCACTGCATAATTGAAAATTAGCGTCTTGTTACTTTTAAAATATTTTTTAGTTTGTTACCATAAAATTTTTATTATTTTTGTGGAAAAGTATTTAGGAGTTTTTTCTGTCACTAATATATGAACGTTTTCTGTGACAAAAAAACATCAAAAACATCCAATATATTTGTATGCGAACCTTGTGACTTTTCATGCTGTAAAAAGGGCGATTGGAATAGACATATAACAAGAGCTAAGCATCTCAATCTAACGCTTTCTAACAAATATTGTGACAAAAAAAACATCTACGAGTGTAATATATGTAATAAAATATATAGCTCACGAAATGGTTTATGGAATCATACAAAAAAATGTCAAAATGATACAATTGGAGATAATAATAAAATTGATAATACTAAAAATACAGATAACAAAGATGAATTAATCAATTATCTTATAAAAGAAAATCAAGAGTTTAAAAATTTAATTTTAGAAATTGTAAAGAAGGATACAAACAATATTACTAATAATACTACGCATACAAACTCACATAATAAATCATTCAATTTACAATTCTTTTTAAACGAAACCTGTAAAGATGCGATGAATATTATGGATTTTGTTGAATCTATTCAGTTACAACTTTCAGATTTGGAAAAGGTTGGCGAAGTTGGGTTTGTAGAGGGTATTTCTAATATTATTGTAAAAAACTTAAAAGCATTGGATGTAACTCAAAGACCTGTTCATTGCACTGATAAAAAGAGAGAAGTTCTATATGTAAAGGATGAAGATAAATGGGAGAAACAAGATGAAGAGAATATGAAACTTAGAAAGGTTATAAAGAAAGTTACAGATAAAAATATGAGATTAATACCAAAGTATAGAGAGAAATATCCCGATTGTAACAAAAG